ACAGTCCATAAAAGTGGACAATCGTCCACAATAGTGGAACGTAACCGTTACTACACTACCTTTTACACCCTCGCTACACTACCTTTTACACCCTCGCTAAGCTACCTTTTACACCTACACGAAAGGGACAAAATGAGCATCAACGAACTAATTGCAACTAACGGCAAGGTCTGGTTATGAGGCTGTGCATAGCAGACCCCCCATACTTGGGCAGAGCGGTTCGCTGGTATGGTGAAAATGGTTGCGGGGATGGCTACGGAAAGAATCAGGCCGACAACCACCCAGAGGCTTACTTGTGGGACTTGCCCGAAACTCATAAAAGCTTAGTCAAAGAGCTAAACAGGGATTTTGATGGGTGGGCTATAGCAATGACAGTTCACAGCCTTTCTACTTATTTAGAAGAAGTGGAGACAGACAGTAGAAACGGTATAAGGGTTGGGGTGTGGCATAAACCTAGCTCTTACCCAAGCGGTAGCAGAATAGGCAATCATTGGGAACCAGTGCTTTTCAAAATACCAAAAGAACGCAGAGGCAGGGCCAGCGGCCAGTCAGTTAAAGACTTTTTATCCTGTCAACCGCTTAGAAGCAACTTTGTAGGAGCTAAGCCCGAAGAATGGACTAATTGGGTCCTGTCTATTCTTGGCTACGTTGAAGGTGATGTTGTCACCGACTTATTCAAAGGCTCGGGGGCAGTATCTAATGCAATCAAACAAATCTAACGACCCAGTAAACAACCCGAGGCATTACACCAGCCACCCAAGTGGCATCGAGGCGATCGAGGTGACAAGACATATGAACTTCAATCTAGGTAACGCTGTGAAATATATCTGGCGAGCAGACCTAAAGGGTGAAGGCATCCAAGACCTTGAGAAAGCAAGATTTTACATAAACGATGAAATCAACAGAATAAAGGGAGAGAAAAAATGACCAGCATAAACGAAGTAATACATATGACATCTCACAACGCATATTTTTCTGGATACCAAAGTGGTATCAGAGGAGCAATACTTGAGCTTGAGGCCCAAGTTAGAGCGAACACAGGATACGCACAGTTCGGACTTCGAAACGAATACAAGGAACAGATTATGCGAGAAGTCGTTCAATCACTAAAGGCGATGGAAAAAAGTAATTACGAAACACGCTGAAATAACTAATAGTTATTCACAACCTGTGGAAAACTATTGTTATGTCGCCCAAAGTGAGAATTGATGAAACAACACTGATGCCGAAGCCGGAAGCTACCAGAGCTTTCCAAAGGCTTCAACACCTGCAACTCCAGCAAGACACATTGGCCTGCAAGGAGAACCCAGAACCCTACATTGACAAACCTCATCTTTTAGAGGACAATGAAGCAGAAGAACTTTGCCACAAGTGTCCATTGATCCAAGCTTGTTACCAGTTCGCAGTTGCGAATGACGAACAGTGGGGAGTGTGGGGTGGCATCAACTTCACATCGGTAACATACATAGAAGAGCTGTTTGAATGAGGAGATCAAAATGGAAAAGGATGTTTTACTAAAGGCTTTATACGAGAGCAACTACGCTAGTGAGCTCTTGTGGCAACAAGAAGGCATCTGTCGCCAGACCGACCCAGATGCGTTCTTTCCAGAGTCAATCAAGGAATCTAGGGCAGTAACCCCTATCTGCGGAAACTGTTCCGTCATAAAAGATTGTCTAATATTTGCTATTGAGAACGATGAAGAGTATGGTGTTTGGGGAGGCATAGATTTCACAAGTAGAGAGTCTTCAAGAACCACAACAGTAAGAGCACACAACAGACCTGAGGAGGTAAAGGAACTTGCTAACAGATTACGAAGTAAGGCAGCTGACTTTGCGACTATTTACGCAGAAATCAGAAAGAGACTTACAACGAAAGGTAGGAGCAAGTCAAATTTCAGACCCTTGCACCTATCACCTCGCTCAAGCACTGATATCATCTAAAGAAGAGTATGTAAAGTATTGGCTTGGGGGTAAGCTCGGGACAGCTACTCATATGTATCTTGAAGATGCAATAGAGAGAGCAGACCTAGAGCAGTTCCCAGAGCTTACCGGTGCTAAGGTCGAAGAAAAGATCTTCCTCGGAGAGATCGAAGGCTACGGGAAAATCAACTCTAAGCCAGACCTTGTGCTGATTGAGCACAACCACTTGATCGATTGGAAGACATCGACTAGGGACAAGTCAAGAAAGCTTCAGAAGATGATTGACGACCCTAGTGGCAAAGACTCTGCCAGTGCATACACAATCAAGAAGTATGTTGCACAAACACAGCTCTATGCTTGGGGATTGAATCGGTCAGGCACAAGGATAGACAACCTTAGCTTGGTGTTCATCAACAGAGATGGCACAACTGAGGCTGATGTATGGTCGCACACCTTTGAATACTCAGAGGAGTTCGCACAGTCAATGTGGGACAGATTGGTAAATGTGTGGTCAGCTTTACAGGAGAGCCGTGACCTTGAGCTCTTTGACAGAGACCCAGAATGTTTCAAGTGCAGGGTTGGAATATAATTCCGACACGCTATTGCGAATGAAACATATTCGTGCTAGTATCTAAAAATGACACAACAAGGAGATGAAATGACAGAAACAAAATTTCCGGAATTAGCTTTCGCTAAAGCCGTAAAGAAAGCTGAGGTGCTAAACACACCTAAGTCCGTATTGATATACGGTGACCCTAAGAACGGTAAGACTTGGTTGGCTGCTTCAGCCAGCGAACTTGCTGAGCTTAGCCCAGTTCTACTGATTGACATTGAGGGTGGCGCTACTGCTATTGCCCGAGACTGGAAGGACGTAGATGTATTGGCGGTTGACACACACCAGCAGTTAGATGCTGCTGTGGAGCAACTGCTAACGGTGAAACACAAATACAAGACTGTCATTATTGACACGCTTGGAGTTGCGATGAACCGAGCAGAGAAGGTATTTGAAGAGAAGACAGAAAACGCCAAGAACACTTTTGGCAAGTGGGCAGACCTAAAAGAGTGGGCTAACAAGCTGACTCGCAATCTGCACCACGCACCATTCTTGACCATCTTCATTGCTCACGCTCAAGATGAGAAGGACGACTCCACCGGTGCAGTGAAGACTGTGCCGATGCTCCCCGGCTCAATGCGAGGAACCCTGCCAGCGATACCAGACATCATTGGCTATATGACAAGTGAGCGAACTGATGATAACATCAGGCGAGCTCTGTATCTTCAAGGTTCAGACAGGTTGGTATCAGGTAATCGATTTGGATTGCCAGCCAAGATGTATGACCCAAGCTTCAAGAAGATACTAGAAACCATCAGAAAAATAGGAGAGGCTAAAAAATAATGTCATTTACAATAAGCGTCCCAACGGATGCAGTAGTAAACACATCACAAACATCGGACTTAGGTCCGATACCAGCAGGAACTTATTCTTGCACGATCTTCGACGCTAAGGCTGAGGAGGTTCGCTCCGGCAAGAACGCTGGAAAACCACGCTGGAATGTTCAGCTACGAGTAAGCGAAGGTCCTACTGAGAACCGTCGTTTGTTTGCATACATTCCACTTTATGTTGCAGGTGACTTCTGGAAGACACAGAGCTTCTTCCAAGCGCTTGACTACGATGTAAAGGGCGAGTTCGAGGTTCCTGATATCAGAGATGTGCTTGGAAAAGCAGTTGATGTCAAGGTAACCATCCGTGAAGCTGAGGGTGACTACTCGGCTGATAACAATGTCTCTGGCTTTGTCAAGTCGGTATCAGGCGCTTCTTCACTTGCCGATATCGGTGCAACTGAGTCCGGAGATGTCTGGTAACAAACGGGCGAACGAGGGGTGCGACTCGTAAACAACGCACATTACCCCTTATTGGATTACGCTAACCTCCCTCCTCTTTCGTGTTGGCGTATTGGGTTCGACTCCCAAAAGGGGACCGCTGGATAGGACAACACTAATTCGTTGCTCGATATCGTAAGTCCTATCCAGCTATTTTTATTTACACTTCTAAGAGGAGAAGAGAAAATGAAGGCAAAAGAGTTTCTAGAGTCAATACTGGGTGAGGCTGCGGGCTACGCAACCGTGGTCACCAAAGACTCTAATGGGCAACCCACTGTGCAGAAGTTCTTCAGTTACCCTGATGAGTTCTCAGAGATGGTCGAGTATGCAGAGTCAATGTCTGCTGGGGATGTCTACTTCTCTCCGATTCTTTTCGCAGAAAAAAGACGCATTCGTGAACACGCTACCTCCGTTTCTTCTGTCTATGCCGACTCCGATACTTGCAACCCAGACAACTTTAGGATGCCACCAAGCATCAACGTGCAGACCTCAGAAGGTCGCTGGCACTCATACTGGATGCTTGAGAGCGCCGGTGACCCAACAAGAGTGGCTAACTTAGCTAAGAAGATTGCATACGCACACAGGAATCAAGGCTGTGACGTGTCTGGTTGGAATCCAACTAAGCTACTACGCATTCCGGGAAGCAAGAACACAAAGTATGAGAACAACCAAGACGTTATTGGCGACTCATCTGGATTGATCTATTCAATAGGTGAGCTTGAGGATGTCTACAAAGATATAGATGTTGCTCCTGCTCCTGACTCAGTAGGAAGCGTTGAAGCACCAAAAGATACACCCCCAATCATTGAGGTGCTTGGAAAGATTCCAGCTACCGGCAACATTATGTCTTTGTATATGGACACCCCACCAGTGGGGGCGGATTTATCTAAGCGCCTTTGGAGGCTTGAGCTTGAGCTTTTCCGCATAGGTCTTACGGCAGAAGAAGTTTACACAGTTGCACGTCACGCTAAGTGCAATAAGTATCACATCTCTACTAGACAGAGACGACCTGATGCTGATGGCGACTTGTGGCGTGAAGTCCAAAGAGCTGAGCAGTCCTACAACATTCCAGACAAGCCCTTTGATGCGCTGGAAGAGCTTGACTCTATTGTGCCTACCGATGAGTCCAAAGCTATCGACTTCCTAACACCTGAGGAGCGAGAGATTGCCAGCTCCCAAGCTACATTCATTGACCGATATGTTGCTTGGGCTCGCAAGAAGACCGATGGCGCTGTAGAGTTTCAGATCGCATCTGCTTTTACGCTTCTGTCTTCTGCTTTTGCAGACACGGGGCACGGCACACCCAAGTATGGAAAGCTTGGATTGAACCTTTGGTTTATGGTCTTGGGCGAAACAACTCTTAGCCGTAAGTCAACATCCCGACAGCTAATGCTTCGTATGCTTCGAGCTTACGAGCACTACGTTGGATACCAGATTGACATCGGCTCTAACGTGACCGCAGAAGGATTGGTCAAGCACCTATCTGCCCGTGATGGTCTTACTTCTATGTTCCACAGGGACGAAGTTCAGGGAATGTTCAAAGAGTTTATGACCAAGACTTATATGGCAAACGCTGCCGACCAGTTCACTGAGCTCTATGACGGCTCTGTGCCAGTTGTTATTCGGTCTACTGGTGGCAAGACAGCAACTTCTGCGGTTCAGTCTGACAGGGCAGAGACAAACTTCATTATGTATTTGATGGGCATCACCAGTAAAGTCTCTGAAATTTTGACTGCTGACTACTTCCGCTCTGGGTTCCTAGCTCGATTCCTTTATGTGGTTGCAGACGCTCCAGAGAAGACCTTTGAAAAAGAGGCAATCGAACAGGCTCCTGAAGACCAATCAATAGTTACACAAGACTACGAGATGGATGAGATTGTCTCTTCTTTGTATCACTCAAAGC